TCATTCATGTTTGGCACCCCATCGGTCACCGCTCTCGGCAGTAATTCGAGAGTGACAGGATTTACAAAGAGCCATAAGGTTACTCTTCTCATTGCCGCCACCCTTGGAGAGCGGGAGGATGTGGTGTACCTCTTCGGCAGGAGTAAGCCTGCCTTGCTTCTCACATTCCTCACAGAGAGGATGCGACTTGATGTAACGGTCACGGATGCGTTTCCAGGCACGACCGTATCGTTTGTTTGAGGCAGGGTCTCGTTCGTATTGGTTGTAATGTTTGTCCATTGCTTTTTGATGCTCGGCACAGTATTGCCCGCTGTCTGCAAGCCGACCGCAGCCGGGATAAGCACAGGGACGCTTTGGTTTGTAGGGCATCATTTCACCTCGCTTTCAAAGGGCATAGAAAAAGCCCTGCAGGACAAACCCACAAGGCTTGGTATCTATTCTATTTTGCTGATTATACAATAACATAAATGCAATAGTGGTATCTTGTTGCAAAGTGTTGCAGAATGTGCAAACTATATTTTAATAGGATTTTCGGGAAGAGTCACATGATTAAGCGCTGCATTATGCCACCTATAAACTGTTGTTCTGTCAGCATTGAGTTCATCACCTATTTGCTCCCAAGTAAAGTTATGGACATACCGATACCGTAAAACCATGCGTTCATCCGTGTCTGCAACCTCGTTTATAACGCTCCTTATCTGCTCTTTAAGTGCTACAAGGTTATCCACTTCGGTATTTATCTTACTTTCCAAATCCATAATTCGCTCTAAACACCTTACAAACTTGGCATCCGTATTTCGTGAGGTTTGCACCTTTTCATCCCAGCTTGGCGACGATACATTTGTTGCCATTTCTCTGAGGCACTCCATTTCCTCAATGTCAGATTGTATTCTTTTATCAAGCCTATATGCTTGGTGTAAATATTCCTTTACTTTCATGCTTTTCTTACCTCCGTTCTTAATTTTTCAATTAGGAAATTCCCATCAACAGAGGTAAGTTCTCTATACCAATCAGAGTGGAAGAACCTCTCCACCTCGGTTATTGTTTCCTTCGCAGGTTCATAGTGAGGACGTTTTTTCAGTTTCTTCAGTGCATCCCTATAATCCTTGACAGCAAGCAAAATAATGGCATTCCCAAGTCGCTCATAAGGTTCGGTCATCGCACCACCTCCAATTTTGCTTTTACAGCATCAATTAAAGAGGCTTGTGTTCTTTCTTTTCTAGTAAGTGCAGCCATAACATCTTCATCTATGGTGCCTTTTGCAATAATGTGGTGTATCACAACCGTTTCATTTTGACCTTGCCTATAAAGGCGGGCATTGGTTTGCTGATACAACTCCAAAGACCAGGTAAGTCCAAACCATATAAGAGTTGAACCACCACTTTGAAGATTAAGTCCATGTCCTGCACTTGCCGGGTGAATAGCAGCGACAGGGATATCGCCGCTATTCCAATCTTCAATATCTTTCGATGTCTTTATCTGCCGAGCGGAAAATCTCTTCTGGATACGCTCCAAATCATGCTTATACCAATAGGCAACAAGCACTGGTTTACCGTTTGCCCCTTCAATCAAGTCTTCCAAGGCATCAAGCTTTCTGTCATGAATGAAATGCACCTTGTTTTTGTCATCATAGACAGCACCGTTGGCCATCTGTAAGAGTTTACCGGAAAGCACTGCAGCATTTACTGCATCTATTTCCTCGTCACCTAAACTTGCTACCATCTCATCTCGAAAATCAGAATAAATGCTCCATTCCTTTTCACTCAGATAAACAGGCACCTCGTTTATAACGCATTCAGGCATTTTGAGGTAATCCGCAGACTTCATGGAAATCGTAATATCCGATATCTGCTTATAAATCTTATCTTCAGCACCCGGCAGCGGCTTATATGAAAAGATAATCTCTGCATTACGCTTATCCGGTACAAAGTAGGCATTGCGGTAGTGGGTTATGTACCTTCCAAGCCTTTGACCTAAATCAAGGACACGAAACTCTGCCCATAAATCCATAAGTCCGTTGCTTGAAGGTGTACCCGTAAGACCTACAATTCTTCTCACAGATGGCCTTACTTTCAGAAGGCTTTTAAATCTCTTTGCACCATAGGACTTAAAAGATGATAGCTCATCAATGACAACCATATCAAAGTCAAAGGGAATACCGCTCTTGTTTACAAGCCAATCTACATTTTCACGATTGATTATATAAACGGTGGCTCTTTTTATAAGGGCATTAATTCTGTCCTTTTCCGTTCCTACAGCCACAGAGTAGGATAAGCCTTTGAGGTGATCCCATTTTTTTATTTCTGCAGGCCATGTTTGAGATGCAACTCTTAATGGAGCAATAATCAAGACTTTACTAATTTCAAATTTATCAAGACATAGGTCGAACAATGCAGTAAGAGTGATTGCTGTCTTTCCTAACCTAAGCCCATATCAAGGAATATTGCAGATATTGGTTTGCTCTCGATAAAATCAATCGCATACTGCTGATAATCATGTGGTATGAACTTCATTTGGCATCACCTCCCATCTTTCGTAATACTTCATCAATCTGCTCTACACCATCAATGCAGTAAACTGAAAAACCTAACTCTTCCAGTTGTCTTTTTCGCCTTACTTGCAGAGGGCGCATCTTTTTACCTGGCGCTTTTAATTCAATAAATGCGATTCTTCCCATAGGGAGTAGCACAATACGGTCTGGCACACCATCAAACCCAGGACTTACAAACTTCGGTGCAATGCCTCCCATGTTTTTAACTGCTGCTACGAGTTTTTGCTCTATATATTTTTCTTGCATAATGTCCTCCATTTCTTAATAGGGAACAACAGGCACAACCTTGAACGATTTTTCCTATATGCGCGCACACAGGTTATTCCTACTATTATTTTTTTATTTATATCTAAGTAGTAAAAGTCTTGTTCCTGTTATTCCCGCAAAGCCGAAGTATCGATATTTCCTACAGTTTTAAGAAAACGACTATAGGAAACAACCAAAGAACAAGGAACTACCGTTACCTTTTTCGCTCGTAACAACGTTGCTTGCCGTAAATCGGAAAATTGCTTGTTCCGTTCTTGTTTCCGGTGTACTTGTTCCAATCTCCGATCTTCTTCATAATGCCTGCAATGGCATAAGAGTCAGCAGGTTTCATGGCAGCCGCCTCTTTACCGAAACACTCGCACCAGATTTCCATGTTGCAAACAAGGGTACGTTCAACAGTACCGACATGGGACTCTCCGCCAAACTCACTACCGTTTAGGAAGTTTCTACGCTCGTAGGCTGACATGGTGCCCCAATCCTCCGGCAAAAGCGTATCAAGATAAGTACGAACCAGTCCTTCACGCTCATCACTTTCCATTGCATCATCCTGTTCACTGGTCGCCAAATGTACATCGTCACCTTCAAGATAGAGTTTTTCGCCCTTCTCATAAAGCACCAGTGTTTCTGCCCATATCTGCTCAACATCATAAACAGACATCTGCCAGGCTTTCTTTTTACCGTTACCGCTGATACGAACCGGCCAAAACCGTCTGTTGCCTGTGATATCTCGAAGAAATCCACTCTCTGCATTGGTAGAACCCACAATTACACACTGACGAGGATGGCTTTCTACATTAACACCATAGCTGGCACGGTACTTGTCATCAGACCTTGATATAAAGGACTTCACAACCTCCACATCGGTCTTACGCATTCCGGCAAGTTCCCCAAGTTCCAACATCCAATATCCCTGCAATTTTTCAGGGCCTGCTTTATCCTTCATATCCGTAAGGGTCAAGCTATCAGAAAACCAATCTCCGGCAAGTTTTGCAAAGAAGGTTGATTTACCGATTCCCTGTGGGCCATTAAGGATAAGTACACTGTCAAACTTTGTGCCTGGATGGTAAATGCGTGCTACCGCAGCAACCATAGTCTTTCTTGTAACGGCTCTTGTATAGGAATTATCTGTTGCACCGAAGTAATCAACAAGCAGAGTTTCAACTCTGTCGATACCATCCCAGCTTGGCAGATTGTCGAGGTATTCTTTTATAGGGTGATATGCCCTTTCTGCTGCCACAGCAAGAGTTGCATCTTTCGTCTTGGTTGGGGAGTAGACCCCATATTTATTGGAGAGATACACCTTTAAAGCAGCATTGTCCGAGTCATTCCACCCTTCTTTCATCTGGTTCCAGGGCAGACCGTTTCTTGCATCAATACCGTCACGGTGCTTGTTAAAGGCAAGGGACTGCAGTTCCGGGTCATTTCGGATTATAAGAACGATGTTATCAAGGGTATCCTTAATTTTGCCTTGCTTATCAAGTTCAAGTGCCGTCTGCCAAGTATCTTCAGTAAATTCAGCCGTTGCCTGTTCCATTCGTTCTTTGGCAAACTGAGCCTTTACTTCATCATCCTTAATGGCAAATTCACACATAGCAACATAGGATGGCAGCTTACTCGGAGATGTACCCTCCGCTGCTCTATCATCCAAATTGCCAAACCTATGAATACGAACAAGGTCAAAAGCATTAAGTAGTTTCCCACTTGCAGGATCTGTCGCATGATGGGAATACGTAAACTTATCATCATAGATAATGACACCAGCACTTGAGTCAGCCGGCATATAATCGTATCTGCCTGTCATCGCTGAAGGCTCATATACATCTTCCAGAAATTTATCAATCGCATCTCTTACTGAATAAGTACGGCAGAAAGTGCCGACCACACCTTCCTTGGAAAGCGGGTCAGCTTGTTCCTTTAATGTACGTTCTATAACCTCTGATTGCCTTGAGGATACAGGCCATGTGCTTGTGTCATGCCAATCATCATATTTATTAAGAAACACGTCCGGGTCAAGGAGCGAGCCGTCTTTTTCTTCATATACAAACTCGCCGTTTCTTGATGTAGACGGCCAATACATCAGCCTTTCCGGTTCATAGGTAGTGTCATCAAAAAGATCGATGCCTACTTCCTTTGCCACCATACGGCTGACCGCAGCATATTCTTCCTCTCCCACATCACGAGAAAGAGGAATGAGCAGCCTAAGCCTTGGATTTTCCGGGGTATGCTTATGCGTAGAATAAATGCAGCACTGATACGGGAAGAAGGTACAGATTTCACCCCATATACTGCTTGTGCCATAGTCCATATCAAGGGTTATCATGGAGCGTGACAGCACATTACCTTTTTTACGTCTGCCGTCTTTTAAGTGACCACCGACAAAACCACCGACATCTTTAATTGAATCTTGCCCGCCCTTTTTCATCTTGCGGTATTCTTCCACGGTTTCGGTGGTACGCTGTGTGGTCTTAACACGGGAGCGTAAATCCTCCCAGCTGATGTCAGTGTTCTTCCACCTTTTATCCATTCGGCTGTTGCCGTATGCTATTTTCATAGAGCCTCTACCTCCTCAAAATCTTTATTAAAATACCTGACCGGCTGTCTGCGTTTCTTTGCCTTTTCAATTTCAATACTCATACCCCTTGAAATAACATCACCGAGTACCCACACTTCCTGGCATTTGCCCATAAGGATGATATCCATGAAAATAGCAAGGTCACGCTCTTTCTCATTGTTATCATTCATGAACTGTGGAAACATAAGGTGCGGAGCCAGAGGAATATTACCTTTATCTAATGCGAAACGGCAAAAACCCTGTGCTCGCTTTATGTTTAATTCGGTGTCCCCGCTAAAAGGAGAACAGATATATACAAGAGGTTTAAAGGCAGGTTTTGACGCTGCCTTTTCCTCACGGGTTACATTAGTTAGTGCCTCATGACAGGTTAAATCAAGATAACCTTCGGAGTTTTTCATATCGATTCCCATATCACACCTCCATCTCAATTTGCGGATATATACCGTCCGCCTTCAGCTGTTCGTAGATAAAGAGCCTGCCCTTTTGCGTCCACTTTGTATGAACCTTGGTATGTTCAAGACCATTACTGTCCTCATAAACATGGGTGTTGGTTCTCGTATAACCTTTATCTGCGTGTTTCTGATACAAAAGCCAAGTATCGCCTTGTTTAAACTGAATGCCCTTGTCATGAAGATACTCATTCATGCGAATACCGCTCCAGCCGTAGTCTTTGGCAATAACAGAGATGTTTACGGCATCCTTACATTTGAGAACCACATCGTAATAGGTGGCTTTCGGTTTCATTTCAGCAATCTGCTGCTGTTGTACTGCAGCTACTGCTGTAAGAGTTTTATTTCTTTCACGTTCTTCTTTAAGAGCAGTAAAGGCAGCAATGGCAAGATCGGGATTAGCAATTAAATCGTCTGTTGCGTAGATACCATGTTTACGAATAGCAGGGAGTACCTCATTTGTAACCCAACGCTTAAACTTCTTAGCATTTGGCATTTTACTTGAGAGGATAAGACTGTAAAGACCGGATTCATTGATGACGATAGTTTCCTTGTCCTGCGTTCCATCAAAAAGCATGGCTTTCATCCTGTCCTCTTCATCAACATGGCGGTTTACATCTCGGCTACCGTTTTGGTACCCGAGGATATCTGCTACATCCTTGCCGACAAAATACGGCTGCCCACCAATAGTTGTAGTGCGTATAGAGCCAAAATCTGCATTTTTGTAAATTTGTAATTCCATTAGAATTACCTCCTCATAATTTTTTGGAGGTCTTGACCTCCTACCTGGTAGCCACAGGAGTTGGTCAAATCTGATGGTTTTCAAAAAATTCTTTAAGTTTTTTCTCTGCACGTTTTAGCTTCTGGGTGATATTATTCTCGTCAGCACCTATAGAACGGGCATAATCACGGATTGGCATACCTTCAATGCGTACTGCGACAAACATATCTGCCCAATCTTGCTTTTTACCGAGTGCCGTATGTATCCATTGGCAGATATCCTCATACTCATATTGGAAATTACGTTCAACCTCCTGTGAATCATCTGCAATAGTATCCATTACATCCGTTTCATCTTCAGCTTCATCATCCTTGCGATAAGGGGTATTCGGTTTGCCGAGATTCCTATGAAATCTGCGCCAGTTGTTGTATTCCTTACTGTTCATAAGGTCTAACATTTCCTGTACAGTCTCACAACGCTTTACTTCAGCCTTTTTTTCAGGCTTTGCCTCTGCAAGACGCTGCTCATAGTCGATATCCAGCATGATGCTGTAATCATCATCCGGGATTTCAATTGTGGTGTAGAACTTGTGGCCGTTTTTGATGTTTTCTTCATACAAAACTCGAATCTTCATTAAGTATTCCTTTCCGTCCCGGCATTGGGCGGCGGAATACAAAAAGAGCCTGTGGTGAAGATGACCACAGACTCCGATTGTCCTCAAAATGGGCGCACGAAATCACGGTGGGTGCATCTTCATTCCAAACACAGCCTTTATTGCTGTGTTCTGAACTCTCTATGCATCCCGCCGTCCTTATGCGCACTTGGACATTGAGATTTATTGTTGAGCTTATTAAGCCCGGTTGGGTTTGCTCCCTTAAAAGGGGACAGGCAGGCTGATTAAGTAAATCTGTCTCTGCCTATCGTTTGTTCTAAAGAATTACTTTTTCTTTTCTGGTCTGGTTTGACTTAAAGCACTACCTGCTACGGACTTTGCATTCTTGCCATAACGGCCATCACTAAGAATTTTGCTGGCCTTAGAAGCAACTCCCTTGGATGTTTGGCGTGTATTACGTTTAGCCATGTGATTTCCCTCCTTTCTTTTCTTCGATTTGCTTCATTCGTCTTCGCTGACATTTGGTTGTGATTCTATTACGCCTCCACAATCTTGAAGGGCTGAAATGAAACAAAATATGTCCCATGCCTTATTGCAATTCAGGTATTTGGTTTTAAAGAAAATTTCATAAATGCTACCAAAATATCTACATTCGTGAATTTTTCTTCTGGTAATGTGTGAATTTTGGTGATATAATTTAAACAAATTCAAATTATTCTGGATTTGTTTTTAATACAACTCACTCATTAATCAAATTGTACAAAAAAAAATCCTTCCACTCGGGAAGGCCTCGGAAGGGTTCGGAAAGATTCGGAAATATAGTTGGAGGTGGCAGATAATGCTCTTTAGTGAATTTGCGAATATATTATTTAAACACAGTGACACTACATATAAGTCACATGAGTTTTTTCTGTCGCTTTTCGACAATATTATGAGGGATCCACAGTCTTCCGAGGAGATTAAACTATCTAAAGAGGATAAATACAATCCTTTTGGCTCTCTTATGCCCGATTCATTGGACAGGCTATTTAAAGGAACTAACCCTTTAAACCAAAAGAAAGTACATAAAGTTATTAGCCACAAGAATATAGATAAATTCGCAAAATATGTAAATGGATTCAACGAGCATAACCAAATGGCAATTGAAGATGAAATCAAAACAATGATTCCAGATTTCAATCCCAATGATAATTTAGGATATGCCTGTGCTGATTTATTTCTTCAGATTTTAGATGATATTTATGAAGGTCGGGAATCCCCCGGTGCTATTATTTCTGGCAATGCAACTCCCCCTCCAAAATTAACGACCTTTCCTACTCAAACTATTTATTATGATAAAACCGATGGCAAATTACATATTGGAAGTGTAGAAATATCTATTCCAAAAGAATTAGAGCCGCCACAAGATATCGCTCCAGAAGAAGAAACTTATGTCCGTGAACTTCTTGCTGCTTATGCAGAGGCTATAAAATCAGGAGAACTCAAAAAATCCGATTTGGACTCACTTCCAAAAAAATATAAGAGAAATTTCTCCGACCAACGAATCAACTATTATAGCGCCGTCCGAATTGATCGCTTCATCCGTGAATCATTTGAAAAGGGAGAAATTCAGGCGGATAAGTGGAAAAATGAAACACTAGATTATATTAAAGACACCTTATGGGATGACTATGATGATGGCTATAAGAGATTGTTGGCTGTGATGAAGAAAGTAGTGGATTGTTCAACCACTTCTGTTGTTAGCAATATTCAAAATCTCGTAGGCCCAAAAGAAAAGAAAGGGTCCTGTCACCTGTTAGTAAATGATGGTAAGGTTCACTGGGTGGATGAAGATGAATAATAAAGTTTTTAATACGACATTTGAAATTTCAATGAGATTATTACTTGTATTGTCCTTAACTAAAAAGAGAGGGCTTACATTAGATAACCTGGCTACAGCAGATTTCATTACGAATTATTCGAAAGAATTTGGACTATCTGACAACAACCTTCATGGTGATAATGAATTTAGTTTTTCTGAGTTTTCTACAAGAAGATCATTAGCACAAGATGCAATAAAACAATTAGTTCTTGAGGGTATGATAGAAGTTTCTTATTCCACAGACGGTTTTCGGTACTCAATTTCTGAACGTGGTCAAGCATTCTGTAACACCTTAACTTCTGATTACGCCACAGAATATAGATTGTATGCTAAGAAAGCCATCGTATATATGGACTCTAAGAACGAAAAAGAACTTCTCAACTTAATTAGTCGAGAAGCATCTAAATCATTAAGGAAGGAGTAACCCCAAATGGCATTTTATATATCTAAAGTTACAGCAACTGGCATTGAGAAAACTCCTGCCATAGTAACATTCAATAAAGGGCTAAACCTAATCTGTGGTGTTTCTGATTCTGGAAAGACCTGTGTATTAAAGTGTATTCAATTTGCTATGGGAGTAATTAAGAAACCTTTTGAACAAGAACAAACAGGATATGATAGTGTCAGCCTAGACATTATGACTTCAGATGGTCCTATCCACCTTTCTCGAACACTTGGGAAAAACATAGTAAATGTGGTAACAAATATAGATTCAATTGATGCTGGAGACTATGATATTGATTATAAAAATAATGGGAATAAGCGACCTGTTTTAAATGAACTATGGCTCAAATTAATAGGTATTAATGGGCTTCCAATGATAATAAAAAACCAAGATTTTGCTAGACAACGTTTAACATGGAACACGCTCATGGGTCTCTTTTGGTTAAAAGAACAGGAAATTGAAAATCCAAAGTCTGTACTTTTACCTTCATCACCTACGCAATATCCTTATTTTTTTGCATCCCTACTATATCTTCTAACTGGAAATGATTATCCAAACATCGAAGAACAAGATAAGGATGAAATCAGTAAAGCTAAAAGGGATGCTGTTCGTCAATTTGTTAACGGTAGAATTTCTCAAATGTCTAAAAAAAGAGAAGAACTTCAAAAAGCAATATCTGCTTATAACGATTTAGATGTTGAAGAAGAAATGCAAAAACTAATTGATAACCTCTCTGCAACTGAAGAAGCTATTGCAGCTGCAACAGAGGAAAGCAAGGATTTACTAAGCACTCTGCTTAATTTTAAAGAAAAGGAAGCAGAAGCTAAAGTAACTTATTCACATTTTCAATCGCTAAAAAGTCAATATACAGCCGACATAAAAAGGCTTACTTTTATTGTAGATAGTGAAGTACATTTACACTCTATAGACAAGAACAAAAAATGTCCTTTTTGCGATGGAAACATACGACCAGCAGAAAGAAAATCATATGTTGAAGCATCAAGAGCTGAACTGAATCGTATTATCACACAATTGAAAGGTTTATCAGAAAGTGAAAATGATGTAATTTCAACTTTAAATGAGGTCAAGGAAAAGATAAAATATCTTGAGAATCGAAGAGCAGATATTGAGAAGTGGATTGAAACAGAACTTACTCCACAAGCAGATAAATTAAGAGAAGGGATACAACAATATCGCTCTTATATACAATTACAGCAAGAGTCGACCGTTCTGCATAATGTTTCACAGGATTGGATCATAGAGTTGCAAAAGCAGGAGGAAAGCGAGGATTCAGATAAACCCAAATTCAAACCAAAGGAACATTATCCAGTAGATTTTAATTCTCGTATAGATGAAATAGCATATTCAGTTCTAATTGACTGCAAATACGAGAATTTGAATACTGCTCATTTCAACATGGGAACCTTTGATATGGAAATAAACGGTTATGCTAAAGAAGATAATCACGGTAAGGGTTATTGGGCATTTATTAATACTGTGTTGGGGTTAACCTTTAGGCAATATTTGCAGGAAGATGCTGTACATAAGCCAGGAATTTTTGTAGTAGATACACCTTTGCTTGGTTTGGATCAAGGTGTTGAAGATAATGCTCCAACAAGTATGAGAACTGCCCTGTTCCAATATTTTATTGACAATCAATCCAAAGGACAAATGATAGTTGTAGAAAATACAAAAGACCTACCACATTTAGATTATGAGGCAGGCGGTGCTAAAGTAATTGAATTTACACAAGACAAATATAAAAGCAAATATAAAGAAAGTCGATATGGTTTTTTGCATGATGTATATAGTGGCAGAGACAGCAATTCATAA